ACTGTACACGATCGACGTAAAGCTTACACCACCTTTCACAAGTACCGGTTTCCCGGTAATTGCTATGGGCAGTGTCGTCGATCTCTTCGCCCTTTTCCCACAAGTTCTGGAGGTAAGAACCGATATGTGAATCATCGATCCACGTGCGTGTAACCCGTGCACACCCGTGCACCACGAACGCCTGTTTGGCCGGTACATAACTTGGCCTACAGTCATCCCACTCCGCCCAGAGAACACCAGCTTTACCTGGCGGTCCCCATGCCTTACGAGGCACGATTTCCCTACATATACGCCACACTTTGAAGAATCGATGGTCCGGCCTTGGCCAGTCACCGATCCAGCGAACGATGTCGTTATGCAGGTTAATGACTTCAGAGAAGCCACTAGGGAGGTTCTTTATGTAAAAAGGTTTGACGTCTACTCCATCGTAATAATGACCGCCGCACGACTCTCGGAAGAGCCCCGCGGTAAAAGTCTTCTCACGATTAAATTCGAAACCACAGATAACCATGGTCTCGACTACGGAGTCAACGTGTTTCGTGGGGACAATGAAGTCATCCCCATATAGCGTTACTAAGCTACCTCTGCTGCAACTAGCAGCTGCCAAAGCGTAGAATAAAGCGGTCTCGAGTTCGAAAGTGAACCCGTTACCCATCGTCGATACCTTTTCCCATGTGACGAACTCGCCACTGGGGAGCTTTCCGAACTCCTCACGGAGGTCGGCAATGACCCGGTACCAACTACGCGGAAGCAACGCTTCGATAAGTGATAGAGAGATACCGTCGCTAGCCCCCGAAAGGTCTAGCGTCGATAGGGCTCCTGTTCGACTACCGATTTTAGCCAACACCTGGTGAAATTCCTGGGCGTCGGGCAGCAGTAACTTCTTGCGGTTCAAACGACGACGGATCATTTTTCCGACTCCTTTTTGGAAGAAGCCGTTCCAAGTCACCGGCTTACATGCCGTTCTATCACGCTCAAAGTTCTTAGGGACAGTGAATACCACGTTATAATCGCAGATCAAGTCAGGAGAATAATCCCCCCAACTCGACCCCGATACAACGTCCCCGCACCACGCCCTAAAGGCGTGTACGTAAGGGCGAGCATTGCGTGTAACGTAGGCTGACGAAGCCCATTTGTTATGGAGTTGTGCCTGAACTTTGGGCCATTCCACGGTTGCGCCAGGGCTGAAATTACAAGCCCTGGGGAACTCTTCCCAGTCAAACTCACCGAGAATATCGTGCAAGATCTTCTTTGCACGGAGCAGCTTGGAACGCACACCCGGTAGGGCGTGTAGCCAAGATCGATTAAACAAATCGTACAGTTGCTCATTACTGACCGCACAGCGGACCTCGGATTCTAAGAGTTTCTCGACAGCGCGTGCCTCTCTGGCTACAGGGTCTGACAAGTCAGCACCGATGTAACGTTTTAAGACATTTGCATTGAAATAATGCTCCTTGAATTGTGGCACGCTGGAAGCTTTCATGGCTTCTGCCCACTCTCTGTCCATGAACACACTGGACAGCTGCGTTCCATTCGATAAGGCTGGGATACATTCCCTAAGAGCCTTATGCAACCTTGCAAGCAACTTACTCGGGATCGGGGGAATACTGCGCGTCCACTCGGGGGTCGAGGAATCGACCCATTTGTAGTTAAACCGAGCAGACGAGCTAGGCCCTGATAGGGCTAACTGAGCTTCCTTCATACCATGACTCCTTGTTTAAAACGAGGGGTGCCGAAGCTGGCTTAGGTGTTTGGATTAAGGTCTTTAACTAACGCAGCGAACTGCGCGCTATTGACCCAATCTTTTGCCTTCTGCCACATGGAGTCCCGATCATCTTGGGTTGCTGATGCGTCGAACCGGACATTAACGTCCAAGTAATTGGTTCGAAGAACAGAGCCCTCGCATGCACAGGCCGAGTCCGGTCCTTGTAGGACAGGCTCTCGGATCTTCGACAACATGTTCACCTTTGTTTTGGTGTAGTTTACCGAAGCGGTGAGGTCCGAAAAGCCAGCTACAACGCCGGCCGAACGGTCCTGCCACAGGTTCACACCGTTGGTGATGCCGTTGCCGACATAGTTGGTACCGCCAAGAACGATAGTAGACATTTAATTGTCCTAGTTAAGTGAAGTGATCTCAACTACCGTGCGAAGTTCTTAAGCACGGAGAGAGCGTT